CGCGCCGGAGCTCGTCGCACACGGTGACGATGTCGACGTGCGCGCCGGCCGAGACGATCGAGCGGACGGCGTGGAAGATGTGCTGGTGGGCGGGCTTGTAGTAGTCGCCGGCCTCGAGCCGCTCGACGATCGTCGTCGCTGCTTTCATCGACAGGAGCGCCGCGCCGATCGAGCTCTCCTCGGCGGCGAGGTTGTGCGGGGGGACTCGTCCGGAGTCGCCTCGGTTGCTACGATTCCCGCTCGGTCGGTTCCTGTCGTGGTCCGTCATGTCCGACCGTCCTGTGACGGCCGACCCCGGGGATCCTCGGGGTCGGCCTCCGGGAGCTCGGAGATCTCCTCCGCTGTCCTCTCCCACCACGGCCGGCTCGCCGCGGCGCGGCATAGTCCGACGGTGAACGCGATCGCGGCGAGCCACACGAGCGCGCCGACGGCGAGGAGAGGGTGGAGCGCGGCGGTCATGCGTCGAGCGAGGCTCGGTAGATCTGCTCGGCGTCCTGGACGCGCTGGGCGGCGATCCGGGCGTAGCGGTCGTCGAGCTCGACGAGGATCGTCCTCCGGCCGGCGAGGATCGCGGCGACCCCGGTCGAGCCGACTCCGGCGAACGGGTCGAGGACGAGATCGCCGGCGCGCGAGCTCGACTCGACGAGCTCCCGGAGGAGGGTCGTCGGCTTCTCGGAGGGGTGCCGGACGTTCCGGCCGGTCGGCGGAGCGAACCGGAGGACCGATCCCTTCCGCATCCGGACGGGGAGCGCCGGCGCGTCGCGCTTGCCGGCGTGCCGGTGCTTCGAGACCGCGAACGAGATCCGCTCGTGCTGGGGTCCCCACGGGGCGGAGAGGTCCCCCATACCGGGCCGGGCCTTGTCCCACACGAGCTCGGCTCGTTCGCTCACGAGGAGGCCGGCGAGGACGTCGTCGGGGCCGAACACGTAGAGGTGCCGGTGCTGGCCGACGAGCCGGACGGCCTCGACGAGGACAGAGCGGATCCCGTCCCGGTCGGTCGGCGCGTCGCCGAGGAGCTCGTCGAACGTCTCGGCGCGCCGGTTGCTCTGCCACTCGACCCCGTAGGGCGGGTCGGCGATCACGAGGTCGACGGATTCCGTCGGGAGCTCGGGGAGGACGTCGAGGGCGTCCCCGTGGTGGACCTCGGCGAGCTCGGAGCGGTAGAGGATCACCACGAGAGGCTCGCGATCGCGTCGCGCTCGTGGTCGAGCTCGGCGGTCTCGAGGCCGTGCGCCTGCCGCGCCATCCGGCGGAGGTGGAACGCGTCGGCCTCGTCGTCGTTCACGGATCCCCGCGCGCCGAGCTCGATCGCTCGGGCCGTCATCCGGTACTTGTCGGCGTTCCCTGCTCCGGTCGCGTGTCGCTTGACGGAGCTCGGCGGGATCTCGACGTAGGGGACGTCGAGCTCGAAGAGCCGGAGCCGGACCGCGCCTCCGAGCTCGCCGAGCCGGACGAGGGAGATCCTCCCGGGCGACGCGAGAGAGTACCCCTCGATCGCCACGAGGTCCGGGAGGGGCGGGTAGAGCCGGAGGAGCCGCTCGAGGGCGGTCAGGAGCTCGTAGAGCCGGCGAGGGACGTCGTCGGCCTTCGCTCGTGCGGTGACACTGTGGAGGCCTCCCTCCGGGGCGGCGTAGCCGATACGGGACGTCGAGAGGTCGAGGCCGGCGATCCTCACCTGTACCGCTCCGCTGCGTCGGCCTGGTGCCAGAGCATCGCGGCGAGGGCGCGGGCCTCCGCCGGCGTGAGGGAGCGCCAGAGGTCCCGGTCGTCGAACGTCTCGCCGGGCTCGGCCTCGATCGTGAGGACGACGGTCGTCCCGTGGTCGTCGTCGAGGTCGACGGAGATCTCCGGTCGGCCTCCGCTCGACTGGTGGGCGTCGGGTCGGAGGATCATCACGAGCCGAGCTCCTCGATCCATCCGACGAGCTCCGAACAGATCCCGGAGCCGGCGAGGTCGTCGAGGGTTGCCACGGTCACGGGGGGAGTCTGCTCCGCTCCGATCCGCTGCGCCTCCTTGAGGACCTGCGCCACCTTCGCCTTCCGCTGACGGAGGAACTCGCGCCACCGGTCGCCGGTCCACTCCTCCGGCGGCGTGACCGCGGTCGTCCGTCTCGGCGGAGCGGGGGCCGGCTCGGGTTCGGGCTCGGCCTGGCCGGCGAGGAGCATCATCCCCTCCGGGAGCTCGTCGAGGGCGCGGATCACCGCGGCGAGCTCGTCGGCGGAGAGGTCCTTCGAGGACGTCACCTCGCGCTCGAGGAGCGCCGAGATCGCTCGGAGCCGGTCCGGCCGCTCGTGGACTCCGTGCGCCGCGAGCTTGATCGCGATTAGCTGCGGGCCGGAGTACCGGGGGCCGGGGTCGACCTCGTTCGGCGGGTCGGGATCTCCGTCCCACTCCTCGACGGGCCACTCCTCCTCGACGACCTCGGCCGGCTCCTCGGCCTCCGGCTCGGCGAGCTCGTGCGCGGGCTCGACCTCGTCGGGCTCGACGACCTCGGCCTCGATGATGTCGTCCTCTCCCGGGAGACCGGGGACGTCACCTCGTGGCCGGTCGACGACCTCGGGCTCCATCGCCGGGGCTGCGCCGGGAGCGGTCGCCGCGCGCCGGGCCCGGGCCTTCGTGGTCGGCGGAGCGGTCGTCGCCTCGCCGGCGTCCTCGGGCTCGAGCGGGCGGTCGACGTCGTCTCCGTCGGCGAGCTCCTCGATCGTGTGCGAGATCCCGGCGAGGACGTCGGGGAAGAGGGCGCGGCAGAGCTCGGCCGTCGCTCGTGCGAGGAGCATCGCTCGCGGGTAGCTGCGCCAGTTGTTCTTGCCGGCGAGGTTGGCGCGCTTCGCGTCGTCCATCGTCCACGCGACGCGGGAGACGCGCTCGGATCCGGCGCGCTGGCCGGCGACGATGACGCGGGTCGAGGTGCTCTCCTCGATCCAGAGCTCGTGACCTGCTCGGAGGACGAGCGCGCGCATGAGCTCCGCGGCCATCGCCGGGCGTCCCTCGACGACGTGGATCTTCGCGAGGGCCTGCATCGGGGAGATTCCGGCCTCGTGGCCGGCGAGGATGCACGCGAGGACGGCCTCGGGCTTCCCTCGGAGCGCCTTCGGGACGAAGTCGGTATCGGCTACCCGGCTCGCGAGCTTCCACGCCTCGGGCGCGAGCTCGAGGGAGCTCGACGAGCTCCGGGGAGGTTGGAACGGGACGATCTCGGTACTCATGGTCGGGACCTTTCGGGGTGCTGGTGGAGGTGGAACGTCGAGTCGTGGACGGCGAGGTACTCGTCGTCGGTCGGGAGGTGCATCACGTAGGCGAGGTCCTGCGGGAGGAGGTGCCGGCGTGCGTGGAAGATCTCGTCCCACCGCGGGTACCGGGAGGCTCGGTCCCGGTGGTCGACGAACGAGATCGAGAGGTGCCATCCCCTCGGCTCGTCGGCGACCAGGGCCCGGAGGACCCCATCCCCGACGCGCCGGTAGTGGGCGGAGACGACCCCGGGGATCGGCGGCGCGGGGACCTCGATCCACTCGGAACGCTGACGGGTGATCGGCTTGTGCTCCATCATCCCTCCGCCGGCGGTTCGGCCGCGTCGAGCTTCACGGTCGCGGCTGCTCCGCTCTTCCAGTCGAGCCACTCCCCGACCTGCTTCGCGTAGAGGAAGGTCCGGTACGCGGCGTCGGTCCGGGGGTCGCCGGTGACGTCGAACGGGATCACGTCGTAGCCGTCGGCGCGGACGTGGATCGCTGCGACGAAGTCGACCTCGGGCATCGGCTCCTCTCCGTCCGGGCCCAGGATCGTCTCCGAGAACCGGTAGGCCTGTAGCTGCAGGGCGACCTCGGCGAAGATCCCGGAGCGGGCCGTCTTGATATCGAGGAGGCCTCGGCCGACGGGCCGGCCTGCCCACGGGCCGGAGCTCCACACCTTCCCGGGGAAGTCGGCGAGCAGGTCCATCTTCCCCATGTAGCGCCACCGGCGGTTGATCCCGACGAGCTCGAGCCGGGCGTTCGCCGGACCCCACTCGTCGAGGAACCGGAGGTAGGCGTCGACGTGACCGCGGAGCGCCTCGGAGACCTCGACCTCCTCGCCGCGGGCGAGCCGCTCGGCGATGTTGTGGACGTCGGTCCCCTTCGCCGCGGCCTCGCCGAGGTCGAGGTACCGGACGTTCGCCAGGGCGTCGGCGAGGGCTGCTCGAGGGAGCGGGGTCGAGTCGGACCACTTGACGACCTTCCCGCCGGTCCGGCTCTCCTGCCACTTCCGGAGGTCCTCGACGAGCTCGTCGGCGACGATCCTCGTCCGGCCGTCGGCGGTCTTTGCGACGGTGAGACGGTCGGCGACGAACTCGGCCGGGACCTTCGAGGCCCATCCGATGAGGCCGGGCTTCGGGATCCCGTCGGAGAGGACCGTGGTCACTCCCGGGCACCACTCCCCGTCGAGGTAGTAGGTATGGCCGTTCCCGGACTTCTGGATCCGTGTCGGCGGTGCGGGCTTGCGGGCCATCAGAGGAGCCTCCTCGCGGCGTAGACCGCGAGGCCGTCGGCGCGGGAGACGAGGACCGGGCGGGTCCTCTGTCGGGCGTTTGACGCGGCGTTGCGGCGTTGGTAGCTGGTCGGGTTGGTGATCGCGTCGAGCTCCTCGGTCCGGAGCTCGATCGACAGGTCCTCGGCGTGCTCGGAGATCGTGCGGAGGACGTCGACGAGGGCCGGGGTTAGCCGGCCTCCGTCGTGGATCGTGAGGACGCGCCGGAAGTTCTCCGGGACGTGCTTCGCCTTCGGGTCGGTGCTCCTCACGGCGTCTCGGCTCCGAGCTCGGCGAGCCGGCCGTAGAGGGCGTCCAGGGCTCCCTTCCGGGCGACGAGACCTCGGCCGCGTCCCTGCCGCTCCGCCTCGACGAGCCGGCGGAGGTGGGCGACGTCGACGATCTCGGAGAGCTTCCCGACGAGGAGCGGGACCGTCGTGTCGACGAACGCGAAGTCGGCGGAGGTCGGGAGCCTCTTCGCGAGCTCCTCCTCGCCGGGGAGCGCCGGCGGTTCCGGAGCGCGCTCGGGCCTCTCGAACGGGACGACGTCGGCGTAGCCGTCCTCGTCCTCGACGTAGGCCGGCTCGGGGTCGTCGTCGAGCTCGTAGGGCTCGGCCTCCGGCTCGTCGTCGGCGAACGGGCCGGCGGCGTCCTGCTCGGCCTCGGCGGTGAGCTCGGCGACCTCGGCCTCGAGGTCCCGGATCTCGGCGGAGATCCGCCGGAGGTCCTCGAGGGTCTCGCCGGTCTCGTGGTGGAGGAGCTCGGCGACGGTGCCGGCCTCGTGCTGGTCGCCGGCGTGCGGGCGGGGGAAGTCGCGGGCGTACTCGTCGGGCCAGAGGAACCGGTCCCCGTTGTCGTAGACCACGACGGCCGGCGTCGCCTCCTGCGCGCCGAGGAGCGCCACGGGGTCCCCTCGTCGCTCTGCGAGCTCCTGAGCGGTCAAGACGACCCCGTTCGCGTCGGTCCATCCCTCGTCGCCGAGCTCGGGGATCGGCACGCGGCCTTCCGCGGCGTCCTTCGCCTGCCGGTACTGCGAGCGGAGGTGGGAGAGGAGACGAGCTCCGGGATCCCGGTCGAGCTCGAAGAGGTCGACGACCTTGTGCGTCTCGACGTAGACGAGGCCGTCGTCGGTGTCCTCGTGGCCGGCCTTCTTCACCTTCGCCTCGATCACGAGGACGACGCGGTCGCCGATCCCGTGCGCTCGAGCGATCCGGTTCCCTGCGCCGGCGAGGGCGGTCCGCATTCCGACGGGGCTCCGACCGTGGTAGTCGGGGAGCTCGAGGTCGGGGAGCGCGGGCTGGTGGGAGACCTCGGGGGTCTGCTGCTCTTCGGTCATGGCTGTGTCCTTTCGGTGTTGGTTGGTTCCTGTTTCGACATCATCTCGGCGCGCTGCGCTGAGACTCCGAAGATCTCGCCGATCTCGCGCCACGTCGGCCGGGAGTCGAGCTCCCGGGCTTCGAGGATCGCTCGGCGGCGCGCGGCGACGTAGCGGGCCTCGATCGCGTCGACGTCCTCACGAGCTCGCGCGAGGTGGGCGAGCCGCTCGAGCGGGTCGTCGATCCGCGCGAGGTCGTCGAAGAGGTCGGTAGGTGGGTCCGTCATGTTGTGCGCTCCGTCGGGGTCGTCGGGGAGGAACCGGGACCGTAGCCGAGCTCGGGCGCGTCTTTCAATAGATCCGGTGAGATTTCCGCTCAAGGTCGGCGGAGGTCGTGCCGATGAGGACGGCATGCTTGACACACGGACCACCACCACCACACGAGAGCCGCGCGGCGAGGTCTCGGCGATCCTCTTCGGCGAGGTCATGTCCGCGGCGCGCGGCGCGCTCGTCGCGGGAGACTGCGAACGAGCTCGGGGCCTTGCGGAGGCCGGCGAGATCCTCTCGGGGATCCCTGCCGGCGTGCTGCTCTCGCGCCTCGGCTAGTCGAGCGGAGCCGGCGGAGGGAGCACCGGGAGACCGGGGGCTCCCTCGCCGGGGTTCGGCAGGACGGAGAGCCGGTACCGGGCGATGATCAGGACGGCGTTCGCGACGGCGATCAGTCCGGCGAGAACGGCCGAGACGAGGGCGGTCGCGACGAGGGAGAGGTCGACGGAGACGTCGGCCGCTTCCTCGATCACCGCGAGGAGGATCGGCGAGCCGAGGAGAGCGCCGAGGAACGCGGCGACGAAGGTCCAGAGGAGTCGCTCGAGGGCGTCGCGTAGCTTCATGCCCGCGAGTCTCGCGCGTCGCTGCGCCGGCGGGTGATTTCTTCGGCGTAGTCGGTCGACCGCGTCCGGGCTCCCTCCGGCCGCTGCGAGATCCCCTCGACGACGTTCCGGGCGAGCTCGGCGAGGACGGGCTCGAGCCGCGCCGCTATCGCGTGGGCGAGCTTGTCGCCGAGGCCGTCGAGGAGCGCGGCGTTCTGGCCTTCGAGCCGGGCGAGCCTCTCCGCGCACGTTCGCTCGGAGTGTGCGAGCTCGACCCGCAGGTCCTCGTTCGCCGAGCGGAGCGCCTCGTTCGCCGAGGAGAGGAGGTCGATCGAGGTCTCGACTCCCTTCACCTTCCCGACTGCCCATATCGTCGCGATGATCCCGCCCGCGCCGACGACGATCCCGACCGTGACCGCGAGGATCTCGAGGAACTGCATCGTGTCCACGCCTCCGAGGACTACCGGTAGAGGCCGACGAGGTCGACGACGAGGTGGGTCGAGGCTCCGAGGTTCGCGACGACGAACCGGCCGGCGGCGTCGAGGGCTACCGCGGTCGTGTTCGCGACGGTCTGGCCGGCGGCGAAGTTGAGGCACGAGACGTTCGGCCTCGGACCTCCTGCCCATGCGGTGAGGAACCCGGGCGCGTCGGGCTGCGTCGCGGTGACGGTCACGAGTGCGCCGATCGCTCCCGGAGCTCCCGTGTCGACGGAGAGGCTCGAGCCGACGGGTCGGACTCCGAGACCGGAGCGGGTGTCGACGAGCCGGCGCGGGGGCTGCTCGAACGTGAATCGGTCGGACATGGTTCCTCCGGGGTTCGGTGTGTACGGGGGGAGAGGGTCGACGGGCGGCGGAGCTCCGAGCCGGCGGGCGACCTCGGGGATCACCTCGCCGAGGACGATCCACCGGAGGCCGGGCCCGATGTCGTGGTGGCTGTAGGTGGCCGGAGATCCTCCGAGGAGGATCGCGGCGCGGTTCGCCTCGAGGTGGTCGACGATCCCTCGGCGGGTCCCCTGCCGCGGGGTCTGTCCCTGCCGGCTCGCGCCTTCGGCGAACTGCGCGGCGGTGAGCCACGTCGCGGGGATCGAGTGCCGGCGACACCAGTCCTCGAGGAGGTCGGCGAGGCCGGCGATCTGCGGAGCTCGTGCGCGCCATTGCTCGACGGTCCACGCTGCGCGGCCGGTGATCTCGACGTTCAGGGCCTCGTCGTTCCACCGGCCGGTCGTCCACGCGGTGTCGGCCTCCGGGACCCCGTAGCCGAGCTCGCCGAGCGGGCCGAGGTGGCAGTGGGCGGAGACGGTCTCCGGTCGCCACGCGTCGTAGGTCATCCCGCCGGACCACGAGTCCGACTCGGTGGTGTGGAGGATGATCGCTCGGACGGTTCTCCCGTTGCGTCGGCCTCGCCGGTACTGCGCGGCGTGCCCGCGGTGGGTGTAGCGAGAGCCGGCCGGGATCCCGGGGAGCGGCGAGTACTCCTCGGGGGCGTCGGAGGAGGTCGCTCGGACGTTCGCCGGTCGGGCCCGGCGCGCCCACTCGGGGATCTCGAACGGTGTCGCCATGCGGGCCAGGGTACCCGGAGCTCGGCGGAGAGGCCGGGACCTCGGTCAGGGTGTGACGTCGAGCGAGCGGTGATCGTGCCACCGGACGAGGTCGGAGGGCTGCGGGAACGTGATCTCGTACGTGATCTTCATGTTCTGCGAGCTCGTCTTGGTGACCGCGGACTCGAGAACTGTCCGGCTGAGCGCGTTCGCTCCGGTGATCCCGACGAGACACGCTCCGGAGCTCGCGTTGAACGGAGCTCCGGCGAACTGGTTAGCGACGCGCCAGAGCTTGCCGGCGTACTCGAACACTCCTCGGAGACCCAGGGTCGACTCCGTCGTCGTGTAGCTCTGCAGGTTGACGACGGGACCGGATCCGCCGGTCTGGCCGGTCGTGACGTTCGAGACCGCGGTACTCGACGAGTCGACTCCGACTCGTGCCGGGGTCAGTCCCCACGGGCCGCGGCCGACCCATGCGCCGTAGTAGAGCGTCGGCGACGTTGCCCACGGGGAGAGACCGGTTTCGCTCGGAAGGTTGACGTCGGGGTAGCCGTAGCAATACGGGGAGACGAGAGCGCCGGCGGTCGACATGCGGAGGATCCCGGCTTCGGTGCCGACGAAGAGGCTCCCGTCGTACAGGAACGAGCCGGTCTTGGAGTCGACGAGGGAGCCGCCGGGAATGGGGATCGTCGCCGAGACGGTCCCGTCGGCGGGGTTGAGCCGGTACACGTTGCCGCGCATCCCGGCGGAGCCGCCTCCGACCGTGAGGTAGAGGTGGGTTCCGTCGAACGAGAGACCGAACTGGCCTGCGTTGATGTTCTCGGAGTCGGCGGCGAGGAGCGTCGTGTTTTCGTAGACGAGCGAACCGGCCGTGGTGAACCGGCGGATCCGGACGGTTCGGCCGCTCGTCGCGGTGCTCGAGCCGCTGTTCCATCCGGTGTAGGCGACGACGAAGTCGCCGGCGTCGCCGAGCTTGCAGAGCGCCATCCTCGACGCGGCGACCGGCGAGGCCGTGGAGTTGTTCGAGCTCGGAAAGCCCGTAAAGTTCAGACCGGTGTCACACTCGGACGCGGGGGGGAGGCCTCGGGCGTCGAGGGTTGTCGGGTCGTTCGTGAGAGCGGTCGCGCCGAACACGTCGTCGGGGTCGAGGGAGTAGACGAACGCGTCGGCCGTCTGCGAGTTGGTGTTATGCGTGACCCAATACATCCGGCCGTTCGCGATGCACGGGGTCGACATCATCGGCGACGCGACGGCGGCGTAGACCGCGGGAGTGGAGTCGTCGAGGATGATCGAGTGGGGGCCGTGGGCGAGCCACGTCGTCGGGTTCGCGGGGTTCCCGTACGCGTTGACCGCGCCGATTCCGAGGGTCTGGAACGTGCCGTTTCCCTGCTGCGTCGTGAAGTCCCACACGGTCTTGTGGGTTCGGCCGTTGTTCGAGAACGCGGACTCGGCCTCGTTGATCTGGCCGCGCTTGCCGGCGGCGGAGACCGTCGACTTCCAGCGGGTCGCCCACGCGATCACACAGCCTCGGATCCAGTGGTCCGTCGGGTCCTCGGCGGTGTCGTCGTCGGTGATGATCAGCGAGTCCTGCGGGAGCGGGCTCACACTCTGCGGGTTCCAGAGCCGCCCGTACCACGGGCCACCGGCTGCGCTGAGAGGGTTCGCCGCGCTGCCGAGGCTGACGTCGGTCCGGTACAGGATCGAGGTGTCCGCGAGCCACGGGGCCCACCACGGGTTCGAGTATTGGAGACCGGCGAGGTACTTCTGCCAGAGAGGGGTGATGTAGTTCTCCGACTCGACGCGGTCGACGAGCTCGCCGGAGTCGGCGTCGAAGAGCTCGACGACGTACCGGCCGGTCGGCTTCGGTGGGGCGGGGATCGTGTCGACGGTGTCGGCGGGCATGCGGTTCTCCTATCAGACGGGGCCGACCGCGAGGGCGATCGAGCCGTAGGCGTGGGTGCTTCCTCCGTGGGTGCAGGATTGGCCGGAGACGGTCGCGGCGTCGATCTTGACGGCGGAGAGGATCAGCCGGTTGTCGGCGACGTTCTGCTCGGTGTAGCGGGTCCATCCGGTCGGAGCGTTGTAGCTCGTGATGGTCGGGGAGGTGTTCGCGTAGAAACACGAGACGAACACGAGGAGGAGCCGGTCGTCGTCGGTCGTCGTCGAGGTCGGGATCGCCTCGGTCGACGTGCTCCCGGACGTCGTGTCGGTGTCCTCGATCGCCATCGCGCCAGTGTCGGAGCGGAGGACCGCGCACACGATGCCGAGCCGGCCGGCGGCGGAGGTCGTGAACGTGAGGGTGGTCCCGGCGTAGGTGCCGTCGTCGTCGATCTGCCAGATCTCGGTCCAGTGGTCGACCCCGGGGCTCTTGACCTGAGCGACGCGGGTCATCCCGGCCGGCGCGGTGACGGCGGAGTCTCCGGCCTGCTGCATGAGGCCGACGAAGATCCCGTCGTCGAGAGCGGACTCGAGGGGGACGTCGACGGAGATCGTCGTGATCGAGTCGCCGGCTCCGTAGTTCTCCGGAGAGACCGCGAGGACGGAGACCCCGGGCGGGGTCGGGCTGTCGATCGAGTAGACCTCGGTCGGGGTCTCGTAGTCGAGCTCGGCGACGTCGGCGACGGTGTCGGAGAACGTGAGCTCGAGGTCGGGGTCTCCGCCCGGCGGCGGGCCGATGTCGGTAACGGCGACGGTGTAGGTCTCGGTGGGGACGGAGTAGGCGGCGTCCTCGATGAGGTCGACGACCTCGGCGACGAGAGTGTTCGGCGAGAGGTTCACTCCGACTCCGACCGCGCCTCGAGCGAGGAGCCAGGCTCGGGCCTCCTCGGCGGCGACGACGATCGTCCCGCTTCCGGAGGTCACTCGGGCGCGCCACTCGACGACGTAGCTCCCCTCGACGAGGCCGGTCTCCATCGTGGGCCACGAGAACTCGACCTGCTGCGCCGAGGTGAACGCGAAGTCGTACTCGGCTCCGACGGGAGCTCCGTCGAGGTACAGACCGAACCGGACGGTCCCGGTCCCGTCGGAGGTCCCTCGGAAGGTTCCGCCGGCGATGAACGTCGACTGGCCGGCGACGGTGACGGCGATCGATCCCCACGTCGTGACGGAGCTCGTGACGGTGAGCTCCTCGACGTTCTGGTCGACGAGGACGGTCAGGGCTCCGTAGTCGATCGAGCGGGTCGAGTCGGAGCGGTCTCCGTCGAGGAGGCCGGGCTGGAGGAAGTCGAGCTCGACGCGGTTCCGCTGCGGGTCGAGGGGCTTCCGGACGAGCCGGACGACGCGGGTCGATAGGTCGAGGTTGAATCCCTGGTCTCGGACTCGGACGAGGTCGCCGATCTCGACGTCGTCGGCCGGCGAGCTCGTGAGCTCGGCGAGGTCGGCGACCGAGACCTCGTAGGAGACGGTCGGGATCGCGAGGGCGGCGAGCCGGCGAACGGCGGCGTCGTAGAGGTTGAGGCCGAGGAGGTACCGCTCGTCGACCCACGTCTCATCTTTCCGGAAGAGCTCGCGGGCCTGCTCGATCGTGAGTCCCTGCGAGGTGTACCACGAGAAATCTTCGATGTATTGGAGGCCGCTCGGGTTGTTGGCCTCGATCGTGAGGTTGTTCGCTCCGTAGGCGTACAGCCGGGTCGCCTTCGGCGGTTCGTAGCGTCGCTCGACGGTGAGGAGGTTCTGTCCCCACCGGAACCCGATCCCGCGGTCCTCGCCGATCTGCGTCACGAGGGAGACGGTCCGGGCGACGGTGTCGAACTCGACCTCGTAGCCGGTGACCGCGGCCCACCGGCGGATGAGGGAGAGCGCCGTCGGGTCGATGTCCTCGATCGAGTAGAGCTCGGGGTTCGCCGGAACGTCTCCGACGGTCCATCCGGTGCCGGTGAGGATCTGCGTCAATCCCTGGGTGGGGGTCCGGGCGAGGACGGAGAACACTCCGGCGCGCTTGCGCTTGCCGAGGTCCATCCACCGGGCCTCGGCGTAGACCTCGATCATGGTCCGGGGGCCGCGGCGCTGCTGGACGATCTCGGCGACGCGGTACACGCGGCCGGCGTAGGTGCATAGCTGGTCGGCGATCAGGTAGCCGGCCTTCGGGTCCTGAGCTCGGATCTCGAACGCGAGGTACTCGAGGTCGCCGAGCCGGTCCTCGACCGTGAGGTCGGCGAGGTCGTGGAGCGGGACGACCTTCGCGCCGGCGAGGGAGTAGAGCCACACGAGCTCGGGGCGGCGCGGCATCGGCTACCGGCTCCTCCGTCGCCACGAGATCTCGACGGTCGCCGAGGTCGACGAGCCGCCGGCGCGCACGAGGGCGACGCTATTCGTCCCGGGGACGACGTAGGGGAAGTCGCCGGAGACTGAGGCCATGTCGAGCGCGGCGGGGTTGAAGATCCCCTCGAGGGCGTCGGCGATGCTCGACGGAGCTCCGTCGGTGACGACGTAGGCGAGGGTCGAGATCGTGACGGTCTGGCCGGCGGAGAGGGTGTCCCCGTAGGTGAGGGTCTCTCCGTTCACGGTGAGGGAGAACCCGGTGATCGTTCCTCCGTTGGCGCGGACGGTGACGATCGGGAGTCCCTCAACCTTGTCGGGGGCCTCGAACGTGGCCGGCGTCGAGCTCGTGATCGTGAACGTCTCGTCGGAGATCGTCTCGGCTTCGCTGTAGGGCTGCGCGACGAGGTCGACGGAGAACGCTCCGGTGTGGGAGAGCCACTCCTCGGGGTCGGGATCTGACGCGAGTCGGCATCGGTGGAACCGGTCCGGCTCGTCGTCGACGACGAGCTTCGAGATCCCGGGCTGGTCGAGGAGGTCGGCGAGGGCGATCACTGCGGCGCGGCGCGCCTCGAACGAGTCGCCGAGGATCTGTAGCTCGAGGGTGATCCGGCGGGCTCCGGGCTCCTCCTCGAAGAGCCAGAACCCGGGCCTCCCGGAGACCTCGACGTAGTCGTCTCGCCGGCGGGCGACGAGCGGGCGTCGGACTCGGAGGACCTCGATCTCGGGGATCGTGGTCGAGCTCGTGCCGGCGAACGTGAACGTGGTCATGCGAGGGCCCCTACTGTCGACGTGCGGGTGCCGGCCGCTCTCTGCCGGCGTTCGATCTCCCGGTAGAGCTCGCGGGAGAGCTCGACGGCGTCGCGCTGGTCCCGGAGCTCGGCGTGGCCGATCAGGGGTCCCTGGATCACGAGACCTCCGCCGGCCGAGCTCCCGCCGGCGTCGGCGAGGGCGTCGGCGATCGTCTCCCGGAGGAGCGAGACCGGGGAGACGACCTCGGGGTCTCGGGGGCCGGCGTCGCCGATCATCGCGAGCATGGGGTCCGACGCGACTCCGCCGGTTGCCATGCTCGGGATAGTGAATCCCTTTCCTCCGAGGCCGGGGATCCACGACGGGGCGGTGAATCCGAACCCTCCGACGGTGCTGTTCCACGCGGTCTTGATAGCGCCGAACGCGACGGTGAACGGGGTCGAGATCAGAGACGCGAGACCGGAGAACGCGGAGGTGATCGCGTTCGGGATCCCGGTCACGAACGAGACCACTCCTCCGCCGATCGTCTCGATCGTGCTCTTGATCCCGTTCCACGCGGTCGAGGTGACGGAGACGAGCGCGTTCCATGCTCCCTCGACGATGGTCCGGACGGTGCCGACGGCCGTTGTGACGACGGTCGAGATCGCGGCCCATCCGACCTCGATCGCGGTTCGGACCGCGGTCATCGCGGTCTCGACGACGGTCCGGATCACGTTCCACGCGGTCTCGACGATCGTCCGGAGGACGTTCCACGCGGTCTCGAAGAGGGTCCGGTAGATCCCCAGGTAGAGCTCGAACGCTCCGCGCACGAGCTCGAACCCGGCGGAGATCACGTCTCCGATGGCAGAGACGGCCGACGAGATCGCTCCGGTGATCCCGTTCCACGCGGCGGTGACTGCTCCCGTGACGTCCTCCCACAGTCCGACGAACCAATCGGCGAGAGCGCCGGCGGCGTCCTGGATCCATCCCCACACGGCCTCGAGCGCTGCTTTGACCTTGTCCCAGTTC